TCGGATGCTATGCTTATGTATTCCTTTGACCAACTGCAAGATGCTGTACGTTCTTGTACCAGTTATGATCTCATTCAACGATTCAGTGATGCTGATGATATTGATGAGTATGTCATGATTGATCCTTTTGGTGATCAAGATGGAGACCCATTCTATGATCTCGATGATGTGATTTATTATGTCACTGGTAATGATCAAGTAAACAAGTATCTTCAGGGTTCTTACTAACATACAGTCTGTTCATTTCATTCACACTCATTCGGCTTTAACTATGACCACCGCCACCGCACCTATCTTTATGCTTAAGGGTGACTCACTGATTGCTCACAACGATGAGTATATGGTTCTCATCAATCGTGGAGAGAGGACACGTACTGATATGATCCTTGATGCAGGTTATGTGTACGACAATGGTAAGGCTATGTATACCGAGTACTACACTGAACTACTCAATGCTAGGGGTATGGTACCTACCACTAACACTGACATTGCTGATGAGGAGTATGATGCTTTGAGTGAAGAGGGTAAGGATCTTTATGATGCTATCACTGATAAACTTGGTGAGAAGTGGACTCATGTAGAGACTATTGAGTTCATGGAAGAGTTGGATGATATTGGTATTACTACTGCCAATGAGTTTGAGGAAGCCTTTGCCTATGAACACGATGGTTATGCGAGCTCTGCTGATGAAGAGTTTGCTGAGTATTGGTGTATTGATGTAATGGATGCTAACATCCCTGATGTTGTCTTTGCTGCTGTAGATTGGCAAGCTGTATGGGATCACAACCTGCGTTATGACTTCCACTCCTTTGAAACTGTAAACGGTACGTACTACTTTCACAATCACTGATGACTAAGTACACTTACTGTGACCTTGAGATGGAGTATGAACCAGCATATTATGTCTCCACCTTGGATTGGTTTAACATTGCTAGCTGTGCGCGTAAGCGTATGACTGAGTATTGTCATGATATGAAGAGGTGGAGAGGTGAGCGTAGATCTTTCTACTCTTCCATCCAAGCTATGAATGTTGACACTAAGGAGTTGCTCGATGTCTGATGAAGAGTACATGCAACAAGTAATCAAAGAGTGGGAACGTATTGATGATGATCCCGACTTGTTTGATGAGCTTAACTTCTTTGAACTTATGGAGGATGATGAATGACCATTGATGAGCTGCTTGATCAAATGATGATCGAGTCTTTTGTTGATTCTGTACACTACAGCAACAAGCTTGAGGATATCAACGTTCCTCTTGATCGTTGCTATGAGCTGTGCATTGGTACTTATGATTCGGAGGCTGTATGAAACCAAACATCCAATCAATCCTGGAAGATTGTATTGAGCGTGGCATCAGATCTGCGCTCATCGACAGGGACGCAGATTGTAGTGGTGACAACCTAGCTGATGACATTCAGCGGCACATCTGGTTTGAGATTGACATTTACTTTAACTTCGATGAAACTTTCAACTAACTACACCATCTACGCCAAGATTGCACATGTCAGCTATTTTAATGGTGATGAGTCATTCACATTCTATACTGATGATGACGAGCAAATAGAAATCTATGGCGTCGATAGAGAAGATATGATCCGCCTTACACGAAACTATTTGGTAGTGGATCTTACTAAGAATACACCACGCACTAAGTTAAGTGAACAGGAGGTTAAAGCACTGTTGGAAATCAAGGACGCACTCAATTCGTACCTATACTAACACTGATTATGTACACAACTTACAAAGGATTGCGTGAGTTTGAGATCACCCTTAGTTCAGGTGTTTGGTATCTCCTAGCACCCGACTCTGAGCAAGCCGCATGGAATGCTCTAGAGTTGTCCCGTGAACGTAACGACCAACTACTAAATGTCAAACAAACAGATGAGTGGTAAACGCAAGCCCTACTTTGACAACAACTGGCAAGAATACAAAGATGCACCTGATGAGTTGTTTGTACCTCATACCTTTGAGGAGGTAATGTCTTGGAAGGTTGGTGGGTGGGAGTTCCCTAGCAGTGTATGCTGTGTGATCCGTGCTACTAACCTAGAGACACGTAAAGTCAAAGAGTATGTGTATCGCAAACAATCTGCGGCACAGAACAAAGTTAACGAGTTGATCGAAGCAGAGAACGTAGAGTTTATTGTTGCTGATCACGAATCCATCCACTTCATTTCTCCTGTCCATGACTGAACAAACTTTCAACCGTCGTCTTAATCAACTTATTGTTGAGCTTGAGTCTCACACTCATCGCGAGGAATTGCTGCAACTAATGCAAGAGCAGCTGTTGGATGACACTATGGAGATTACTAATTGATGGTTACCCAAGAGCAACTGGAAGAACAGATCGCACTTGAAAGAGAAGCGATTGCTCAAGGGTTAAAACGCCTCCAAGATAACATGATTAAATTGGAGGATAAGGACTACGCTAGTGCTACCATTTATGGTGTAGCTAGTATTGAGAAACTGTTACCACTTGTCACTGAACGAATTGCAGAGACAACTGACCGAATACATACCCGCAAGAATGGTGTAGCATTCAAAGAGATCAGGCAGTACCTAGAGGGCATTGAACCTATGGCTGCCGCTGGCATTGCTTGTAAGCTTACCTTCGATAAGGTATTCTCATTCAAAGAGGGTAGTAACAAACTAGCTAAGGTTTGTGAAGCTATTGGTCAGGCACTAGAAGATGAGTGCCACATGCGTCACTATGAGAAGAGTTGTCCTGGGTTGTTACGATCAATCAAGGATAACTATTGGCATGAGGCATGTGGTACTCGTCAAAAGATGACAGTAACTCGCACCTTATTCAACAGGTATGATGATGTTCCACATTGGCAAACATGGGGACAAGCTAACCGTGTTAAGTTAGGTGCATGGCTACTTGACTGCATCATGCAAGTCAGTGGGTGGTTTACTAAAATGACTATGCGTGAGGGTAGGAAGACTTCAACGTATGTTGTACCTACTCCTGAGTTCATGGACATCAAGGATGAGGTAATGGCTAATGCAGCGTTGTTTTCACCATTAGCTTGGCCAATGTTAATCCCACCTAATGACTGGTCACACTCATCGAGTGGTGGTTACATTCTCAATGATGTGATGCGGGGTCACCGCATGGTCCGTAGAGGCAATCATGCCCCTATACAGGATGAACGGCCCTACCAATTTCTCAATCAAATACAAAAGGTGGCTTACCGCCTCAACCCTTTTACTGTAAGGGTAGCTGAGGAGTTATTTGAGAAGAGAATCAAGGTTGGTAAGTTCATCCCTATTGTTGAGATGCCACTTCCTAATAAACCACCAGACATTGAGGACAATGCTGAATCCAGGAAGAACTATCGCCGTATGGCGGCAGAGGTACACAACAAGAATGCTCATGCATTTAAAACATCATGTCGTACTCGTATGACAATGCAAACAGTAGAACGCTTTAAGAATAGAGAGCGATTCTATTGTCCATGGTCATTTGATTACCGTGGTAGAGCATATCCTATACCTGCATTCCTAACTCCACAAGATACTGATTTCGGTAAGTCGTTAATTAAATTTGCTGAGGGTAGTTATTTAACTCCTGAGGGAGAAGAATGGTTAGCCTTTCAAGTTGCTACAACTTACGGATTAGATAAGGCTCCAATGAGGGAGCGTCTAGAGTGGGTTAAGGACAATCAAGGACTCATATCAAATATAGCATTAGATCCTATTGGTAACCTTAGCGAATGGGAGGCAGCTGATGAGCCGTGGCAGTTTCTTGCAGCTTGTGATGAATACTATCATTGTGTTATCACCGGTACAAGAGCCTTCACCTCTTTGTGTGTTGCTACTGATGCCACCTGCAGTGGGTTACAGATACTCGCTGGTCTTGCCCGTGATGCCTCTACAGCACGCCTTGTGAACGTCTTACCTAGTGACACCCCACAGGATGCGTACAAGGTTGTTGCAGAGCTTGCTAGGCCCAACTGTCCAGAACATCTCCAACAGTATATAGACCGTAAGGTAACTAAAAGGGTAGTGATGACTGTCCCTTATAATGCTAAACCTTTCTCCAATAGGGGTTACGTCCGAGAAGCTCTAAGGGAGAAGGGGGTAGAGGTTACCAAGGAGGATCTCACTGTTATCGTTAAAGCGATTAGAGATGCTTTGGAGTCTGTAGTCCCAGGTCCTATGCGAGTTATGCGCTGGATTGAGACAGAAGTAGCCAGGGTAATTAAATCAGGGGCTGTCACACTCACTTGGGTGACGCCATCTGGTTTCCCTGTTACACAGAAACTCATGAAGCCTCAAGTAGAGAAGCTACAACTTCAACTACTTGGGAAGTTACAGCATGTCTCAGTAAGGACTGGCGACTCTAACGAAGTTGACCTTAACCACCACAAGAATGCAACTAGCCCTAACCTTATCCACAGTTTAGATGCTAGTCTACTACACATTGCAGCACTGAGGTTCAATGCACCACTTGCTTTGATCCACGATTCAGTATTGTGTCGTGCTACTGATATGTCTATCTTGAGCACCATTGTTCGAGAGACATACATGCATCTCTTTGCAGATCACGACTACTTGAAAGACTTTGCCTCTCAAATAGGGGCAGAGTCTGAACCACCGATCATTGGAGACCTTGAACCGGAATCCGTGATTGAATCCACCTACTTTTTCTGTTAATGGCACAACCTATTCACGTTACCCAACAGCCTGTTATCCTTGAAGGTTACCAAGCTGTACTGAAGCCCAGCAAGTTTGGGTATTCACTGTCCGCTATCATTGATCAAGCTCTTGTCGAACGACTTGAAGAAGATCGCGTCGATTCCCTTAAGTGGGCTGAATCCAAACTGAAGAATCCGAAGCGCTCCACCCTTAAGCCTGAACCTTGGGAGGAAGTATCCAATGGAAAGTATAAAGTCAAGTTCAGCTGGAATGAGGAGACTCGCCCACCTGTCGTTGACACAGAAGGGACTCCTGTTACAGATCCCAACACGCCTCTCTACAGCGGATCTACGGTCAAACTTGCCTTCCGTCAGAAGCCATACATCCTCCGTGATGGTGTCACCTATGGAACTAGTCTTAAGATCGTCGGTGTACAAGTCGTTACGGTTGGCGGAGCTGCAGGTGTTGCTGCAAGCGATCTTGATGAAACTGAAGTGGCAGCTCTCTTTGGTCAAACAAAGGGCTACAAGGCCACTGAAGCGGCTCCTGAGCCTGAAGTAGAGGAAGACGATTTCTAATGCCAAAATACCGTTCAGGCCTTGAAGAGAGGGTTGCTGACCTTCTCTCAAGCTTGAAGGTAGAGTTTGAATACGAGTCAACCAAGGTTCCTTACGTTCTTCAATGCAACTACACACCCGACTTTCTTTTACCGAATGGTGTCTACTTAGAAACAAAGGGACGCCTGACGGAGGAAGACCGAAGGAAGATGATTGCAGTGAAGAAGATGAATCCCGACTTAGATATTCGATTCGTCTTTCAAGCACCATATAACAAGATCTACAAAGGATCTAAAACCACCTATGCGAAGTGGTGCGAGAAGCACGGCTTCCAATACTGTTCCTTTCATTCCATCCCAATCGAATGGCTTACGTAGAATACGGCACTGCTGACTATTACGCAGAAGGCTTCAGTGATTACCTTGCTGATGTCGAAGCTGACCGACCTGAAACCGTAGATAACCTCATTGAAGGGTTCTACCGAGCACTTGATTCCTGGTTCGATTATCACGATGCACAAGCACGAGCATACGCAGCATTGCGAAAGCGAATTCGTGAGGCACTTACCGTGTGATAACTGTGGGTCATCGGATGCAAATTCATTGTACTCCGATGGCCATACTTTTTGTTTCTCGTGTAATGCGTATAATCATACCGAAGATGTTGTTCACACTCATAAAATGTCCACCAATGTCCAAGTACAAGGATCAGCTGAACGGCTGCAAAAACGTAACATCTCAGAAAAGGTATGCCAACAATACCGAATCTACAAAGATGGAAATGTCCTACGCTTCCATTATTTCACAAGCTCTGGA